CCTATATTTTGGACTCTATATAATAATCTTTGTGCCGGAAAAACAACTGTTTCATATTCTGTACTTGAGCCATTCTCTAATTTAGATAAATAACCTAAACTCACAACATTAATATTATTTGTGGCAGTACTCATTAAACTCTTGGTAAACACACCGGTTCCAAATGTTCCATTTCCATTCATTCCGGTTATATCGTGCATTTGAGTTACATAATTATTAACGTCATCACTAGCACCATCTTTGTCTGCCGGAGTATTATTAAACGTAACCGGTATAGTAAATCTTCCCCTGCCTATATTACTTGTATGAAACTCAGATGAGGCGTGTATTGGAAACTCAAATGTGCCGGAATCTATACCGGTTGTTCTACCTATTTGTCCTATAGACCAAGTATTGTTTTTATAATTCCAAGCTACATATCTATCGTTTTCTGTAGCCACCGGATAATACCAGATTATCTCGTCATATTTAGAATTTGCTACGGCGCAGACTTTTGATTTTTGAGCCATATTTATTTCGCCGTATACATGGTCTGCTACATCGCATTTTAGCTCTTGGACTCGACCACCGCTATAAATGTGAAAACCGGAGTCTCCCATCCATACTACACCTATATCTATAGATACTGAGGATTGCTTAGAAAATATACCGCATTTAGAACCGACTCTCTGTATAGAGTGGACAAATGGCAAGCCTATATATGTTGAGGTATGAGCATCCTCATCCGTTAATATTATAATACCGCCTTTAATTTTTTCCGCAGTTTTAATACTACCTTGAGTTTCTAGAGTTATGTTTCCGGCTTGATTAGTTGCGGTGGAAGTCCATACATTATTATTTTCTTGGTCACTCCAATATACTGTCCTAGTTTGAAAAGCGAATAAAAACCTCTCATCACTAACTATCGTGGCTACTATACTTGTCGGTGCGTTACTTAATAAAGACGCAGGATTTGAGGTATTTAAAACCCATTCATAAATCTTTCCGTCATCTTTAGTAGAGGCTATCAAATTTTGACCCCATGCATTTAAAGACCATGATGTAGCATCTTCTAAAACTGATGAGGTTGAAATAGGCGGTGCATTATATATGCCCTGTCCGTAAAATCCCGCTCCGTATCCGGTCATCCCACTTGCAGAAACTCTGCCACTTGTAAAACCAGTCGGTGTAATATCAAAAACGGAGTCATTAGGTAAAACTACAAATAAATTTTTATAATCGCCGGTAGCTAAGTATCGAGAGCCGGTGTTACTTTTCCACCCTAATAAACCTCTTAATGGATAAGTAAAACCTCTCCCAGATTTTGCTCTCCATCCTTTTACCGGTTGTAAAGAGTCATCATGCCATCTAACAAGATTAGAGTCCGCCCATCTACCGGTGGCTTGCAAATCCGTTCCGTTTTTATAAACTCCGGCAGGGATGTTTAGAGGTAATAAAGCCATATTAAAATGCCCACGCTTTTACTATTAATGCCCATTTGCCTATCGCTCCACCATTCGTATAACCGGCATTCCCACTTATTTTTGAAGGAAGGTGATAGTAACCAGTTCCGCCATAATAAAGTCTTATTTGTGTTGTATTCCCACTTTCAACAATCGCATAAGGGATGCTATTTGTATCTGCGAAATGATCTTGCCAATGTATTATATCACCGGCAGAATATCCTAAATCAGCGGACGTACATTTAAATAATATTTGGATAACATCTGGTGCTACAGATGTAGTGCTAGCACCAGAATGACTTCCTTTTGCTTTTAAATTATGAGTTAAAGTTGCGTATGTATTGGCTGATGGTGTTAAATCACCAGAGGTATAGACGCGAGGTATATAACCTACTGTAAATAGTATAGATTGGGTTGTAGTGTAATAGCTATTTGTTAAAGTTGTATTAACATTTGCTATTTGCGTATTAACGTAACTTTCAGTCGCGTATCCGGATAAACTACCTCCGGCATTATCCGTTCCCCACTCTAAAGCAGTTCCCCCAGAATTCATTTTAAGTATCTGTCCGCTAGTTCCTAGAGCCGATGGTGTATCACTTAAATCTACTATGGATGGTGTTGCAAATTCAGTTGCGCTACCTCCAGAGTTTACTCTTAATACTTGTTTTGCCGTTCCTAGACTCGAGGGAGTATCCGTTAGTGTGGTTGATGTTATAGTTGTTGGGATAGTGTCCGATACAGTTTTAATTGTGGTATCTATTGTATCTAGTCCAGTGTTTATCGTATTTCCCCAAGTATTCTCACTCGCTCCGACATCTGGTTTAGTTATATTAAAATTCGTCGTATTCGTCATAAATATCTCCTTATGCTACCTCGTCAAATGCCCAAGCATCCGTCCAAGTTTCTGATGGTTTTGGAATCGTTGACCAATTTGTCGTTGGGTTAGTTATTACAGTCCAATTTTCAGTAATATCCGGTTGAGGCTCCCAAAATAATCGGGCATCAACGACTATGGTGGTCTGTATAGCCATTGGGCAAGTTGTAAATTGCACTCTACTAAATTCACCAGATACTGTCGTATTAAATACGCATGGAATAACCGCTTTATATATACCGGATGCATTAGCTACCATATTAGTTGTTATATCCATTGGTACTATTGCATTTTGCAGTTTAATCGCGTCTACGCTCATCGTAGTTTGCGAGGACATACTTAATACGGCAAATTGAACTCTTGTAGCAGACGCAGATAAAGAGGATTGAGATGTAAATGGTATAACCGCCTTTACTGTTCTAAAGTAATCACCGGCATCCATTGTAGTTGTAATATTTGGTAAAACTGCTGAAGTGCGTATTCTCGTAGCACTCACATTCATTGTAATATTACTAAATAAATTTGCGTTATTTAATCTAACTCTTGTTCCCTCAATACTTAAACTAGACTGAGAGGCAAAATCACTTTCAGCAAATGTTATACGCTGAAAAGATCCGGATAATGTAGATTGTATATTAAATGAAGGCTGAGCGAACCTAGTTACAGAAATACTAGCAGACGCGGATGACTGGATATTCATATTAACGACGGCTATTTTTATTGAGCCGGCGAGTGAGCTAAATGGTGATTGTGAATATGTTCCTATGCCATACATTTATTATACGTCTGAGCCATCCTTAAAAGGGTCTATAGATTTTAAATATTGATAACATTTGCCGATAAAAGTATCGGCGGTCTGACTGTCAATTTCTGTTACATTTACAGATACATATTTACCGGTAATAATTGGCTCTACTACTGAGCTACTAGCAGATGGATATCCCAAGACTTGTAGTTTTACGATCCAGTCAGCGTCTTTCAAAGGATCATGGTCTGAATTATTTTCCTTATACCTAATTACAACCGCATCAGCGATCCGGTGATAAGTGTTATCAACTTTGATTCCTATTGAATGCTCGTAATTAGAATCTAAAGCCTCAGTGGTTTTTTGTATCGCCATTATTTGTTTCCTTTTAGTTGATCTTCTAAGCCCTTAACTCTTGCCGATAATTCCTTAACCGCATTAATTAATGGGAATACAAATGCATCTTCATGCAATTCTCTGACACCCCATTTATCTTTTGAGTAACCTTGAAAATCTGTAATTTTTAAATCATCTAATGCTTTTTCAACATCTTGAGCTATTAGACCGGTTCTACGTCCCTTTTTAGTTATTAAACAATTTGGCAAATCGTTTTCAGTTTCACACCTTGTATCTGGCTTTAGATGACTTAACTCTTTGTCGTTTTTATCTATCTCCTTATATGTTTTAAATTCAAAACATACCGGCTCTAGTTTTTCTATAAAATCTAATCCTATAGGAGTTGTGTTTATATTCTTTTTTACTCTTATATCAGAGGATGCCGATCCCCAAGAACTAGACCCAGAACCATCAGATGTAATCTGTTGCCCATTCGATCCAGTGCCGGTTGGTAAAGTATAAGTCTCTGCTATCTTTATTACCGCACTCGAATTACCAAGTGATATTGAGTCCGCTTGAAAACTTTGTATCTGTCTCCCAAAAACATAAGATGCCATATGATCTGCTTTAGCTTGATATCCAAATCCTACCGCATAAGATGCATTGCTATGACCATAAGATCCCCAACTCCAATGCTGATTGCCACTTGATTTCGCGCCGTAGAGACTGGACTTGTTTTGATTTCCTACACCAGTTCCCCAGTTCCCAGATGCGTTGCCGGATTTACCAAAAGCGAAACTGCCCTCTCCTGCGTGTATTCCGCACTGATCCCCTATAGCAAAACTGTACCCATTACCGGATGTTACTGTACTGTCATGTCCTATAGCTACCGATCTTGGTTGGCTACTTCCTACAGATGGAGCGGTATATGTACTATAATTACCTCCTGTCAAATTTTCGTCATATAGGTTTATTACAGAGCCGGATTGTACTGTTGACCATTGGAGTCCGCTATTTTGGTATTCCAAATATTGTCCATTTGTGCCGGTATTTGCGATGTTTATTTTTGCCTCTGTTATAGTATCATCCGCAATTTTTGCACCGGTAACTGCAAGGTTTGCTATAGTTGTTGCGCCGTCCCCACTTGAGGTTACGTCACCGCTATGATTAGGATGTGTATAATTTATAACCGGTTGCGTAAGTTTTGATTTTCCTATGTAACTCATTTCGGATACTTGTCCTTTACTGCTTTTATTTTCGCCGTCATCTCACTTGGGAAAACTCCGGCATGGTATAGTGCGTCTAACTGATCTCCAATATAGGGATATTCCATACGTCTTTGTTCATGGACTGTATCTAAGGAACTAAACTCTGGATGGTTTGTATTATATGCGTCTGCGTCAAAGGTAGCGGTCTTTTCAGATTCATTTATCGTTACGCAAGAAAAATCAAAATTATTAAGTTGTTTTTCAGTAAGAGTTATCGTTACCGGAAATTGTGTTAAATCTTGCCCATTAGAATGTTTAGGTATAATAGACACAGGATTACCATCCGCGTCAGTCATTACATATGACCATTTAGAGTTTTCTCTTTTAAATGCTATTATTTTAAATTCTGCCATATTTACTTTCCATAAATCATATGCGCTTGAGATGAGGCGTGTTTTACTAAATACCAAGTACTAGATGCGGATGTGAATACACCGGACGCGGTTGCGTAGAATCCATAATTATACTTATATCCCCAAGTTCTAAACCAAGGAGTACTCTCACCCAAGTTTCTTAATTGCACCCAAAAAGGTGATTTACTTGCCCATCCACTTCCGCTAGTTCCCATAGGCAAACCTTGATGAGAATTGACAGATTTGGTTGCACCATTAAAGCTAAATGCCCAACTAGATTCAAAAGCATAACCTTCGATTGCTACACCAGATGAACCGGCAGAGTTTGTAGATACACCCCATGCAGATCGATCATTACCACCACTACCGGTAGTTCCACTATGATAAAATAAAATAGCATCAACATCAGTATAGGCAGATATGTCATAAGTAGTACCAGATGCGTGGCTACCACCAGTCGGATTAGTATCATTGTGTTCTTCAGATACTATAGTCCAACTACTACTTCCACCACCCCCACTTGGTGCTTCCCATGTCATTCCACCGCTATTACCGGAGCGTGCTACTAAAACATGACCATCCGTTGGAGAGTTACTACATTTTAAATTAGCCTCGTCTATTATATTATCAGCAACTGTAGTAGCTCCATCTGCTACCGATGTTACTTCACCGGTATGATTAGGATGTTGATAAAATATTGGGCTTTCGCCGATGTAACCTATACCCATTATGTTTGCTCCAAATAACTTATAAATGCGTCTGCATTTCCATTTGAACTTGAATAAATTTGTATAGTGTCAGATGCCTCTAAAACTATCTTTTGATCTCCACCGACAACTACTAAACTACCACCAACTAAAATTGGTGCATAATTAACGATTGTATAATATGCACCGGCAGAACTATCATAGACTCTCACCCCAACTGTTATGCTAGAGCTTGATGAAATATTAGCTATTGTCAGTCCAATAATTGTTGATGTTGTACTTGATGGACAAGTATAAGCAGTCGTAAAACTTGTTCCTATACTCGCAAGTCCTTTATTCTTAAATGTATTCGCCATATTTTATCCTATCCACATTGAAAAGCTAAAGCCGTTGCGTCTGAAACTGATATTCCACTTCCACCACCACCTCCGCCAGAAACTGTCTGCCAAGATGGTGCTGAGCCACTACCATTTGATGTTAATACTTGTCCGCTAGAGCCGTAATTAGTTCCACCGATTCCGATTGCTCCATCATGTGAAATTCTAACTTTTTCACTATTTCCAACATGAAATCGTATGTCTGCTCCTGCTCCACCAGAATCGCTATCATCTGCTGATAATAATAAGCCATCA